TGGCGCTGGAGGAGGCGGTGGCGGCGTGAACAGCAACGGCGGCGCAGGATACCAAGGTGTCAGTATCTTTGCTTATAGAATAGCGTAGGGGTTTGAACGTGGATTATTCATACGAAATAGAAAAGCTAGTACCAAAGAGCGAGTTCATGGTAGTGGTGTACAGGGCTAACCAATACCCTGATTACTACAAAACTTTTAATCCACAAAAATTTGATGAGGCACACCTCAAAGAACTCATCGAAGGTTTTGCTCCTGCTGTTGTTGAATTTTGGCAACGGCAAACAGAACACCCAGAAGAAGCACCAGAGCTTATTATTTCGGGTACTGCTTCTGCGGATGCTCCTGTAATTATCAACATTCCTCCGGGTTACGCTCCTGAGCTTCTTCCTGTTCCTGATTATGATCCGTTTACACAATATGTAACTCAGAACGAGATTGAAAATCCGTTGCAGGAAACTGTTGGCTGGACAGTCCACGACATGAACACAGAAGAGATTGCTGATTTTCTAGCATATTGGCGGTCTAACGTGGCAGTCACCATGCGTCAAGCTCGTATGGCACTAGCTCAACAAGGGCTTTTGCAAACTGTAGAGGACGCTATTGAGCTAATTCCTGAGCCAGATAAGTCTGTAATTAGCATTGAGTGGGAGTACAGCGCAGTTGTCCAAAGATCAAGCTCATGGGTTGGGGTATTAGCTCCTGCTCTTGGCATGAATGATGAGCAGATGGATGATTTATTCAAACTGGCAGGAACTCTGTAATGCTAGAAGACAACAGACTAGACAGAATTGAACAGAAGCTAGACAAGCTGGCTGAAGCGGTATCACAGATTGCTCGTGTAGAAGAGCAGATGCTCTCTGTGTTCAAGCGTATGGATAGGCACGAGAAGCGGCTAGACGATCAGGAAGATGACATTCAGAAGTTGACAGAAGAAGTCTTAACTAACTCTCACTCTGTTAGAGCAGGCGAAAGAGTGTTTTGGATTGGCGTTGCAACTGCAGCATCCGTATTAGGATACTTAATTAGATAGGATAATAGAAATGACTGATTACACAGTAGACGCAGATTGGTCTGGTAAAGACACTTTAACATCAAGCAATCCTTTAAAAGTTGTCAAAGGCTCTGAGTTTCAGATTGAGTTTGATGCTATTTCTACGGCAATTGCTACCAAGTTTGATAGCTCTAGTGCTGTAGATATTAACTCAGGCGCTATTGATAATACTACGATTGGTGCAACTACTGCAGCATCAGGTACTTTTACTAATCTCACAGCTACAACGTCTACTCTTACTAGCCCTGTAATAAACACAGGCGTGTCTGGAACCGCTATTTTAGATGATGATACTTTTGCTACTGCATCGGCTACTACCTTAGCTACTTCAGAGTCTATTAAGGCTTACGTTGATAATAGCGCTGGAATAGACGGTATTACGTCTACGGCAACTTCTGAAAAACTTATACTAAGCGACAGTGAACTTATCTCTAAAAACAATTTAAACATTGTCTCCCCCGGATCTGGTATTGAGCTTCACAGCGGAACATCTACTGATAGCTCCCCTGAAGGAGAGTTTGGATTAAGCGGCGGTCAAACGTTTTTGCGGGCAGGCGGGCCCCTAAATGCTGCTCAAATTATACTTGATCCAGCTTCTGGTGGTACTACTACGTTTCAAACAGACGTAACTTTTGATACAGATGTAACGGTTAATGGTTTAACTCTAGGAAGAGGTTTAGGCCAAGACTCATCTAGTGTTGCTTTTGGAGATAGCGCATTAGGTTCAAGCACTACAGGAGAGAAAAACACTGCTGTTGGTCAGAGCGCTGGTGAAAAAGTTTTAACTGGGAGCTATAACACTGCTGTGGGTTACAATACGTTAGGCGCGGGAGCTAACCTCTTAACAGGTAACGGAAATGTTGCAATCGGGGCAGGTGCCAATCAGGATTTGGAAGGGACAGCAAACGGAAACACTGCTGTAGGTTACTTAGCTGGGTCAAGCAACACTACAGGAGCCAACAACACTAATATCGGTAATTCAGCGGATTCGTCTTCTATTACCGTCAGCAATCAGATTACGTTAGGCGATTCAAATATAACTTCTTTGCGTTGCAACGTTACGAGCATTACGTCTTTGTCTGACATAAGAGACAAGACAAATATTGCTGACCTCTCTGGCGCATCTAACTTTATTAAGAACCTAGAGCCTGTGTCATTTGATTGGGCTAGACGAGACAACACTCTTCAAGGTGTACAAAGTCACGGCTTTCTTGCTCAACAACTTCAGTCTGCTCAAGAATCTACAGGCTATCAAGTTCCCGGCCTAGTCTTTGATGACAATCCAGACAAGCTAGAAGCGTCATACGGCAATCTGTTGCCAACAATGGTCGCTGCTTTGAAAGACGCTCTGACGGAGATTGACGAGCTTAAGGCTAAAGTAGCGGCACTGGAGAGCGCGTAATATGTGGCAGGCGCTTATATCGCCAATCACTAGCCTTCTTGGGCAGGTCCTTAAGAACAAGGCTGAAGAAAAGGCTGCTGTACACCAAGCTAAGATGCAGGTAATTCAGAACACTGCGTCTTGGGAACAGCTTATGGCGTCTGCCAGCGCAACATCGTGGAAGGACGAGTGGTTTACTTTGTTGCTCTCAGCGCCCGTGGTTGCGCTTATGTGGGGTATTGGGATGAATGACTTAGAAATCATTGAGCGCATTGGGTACGCCTTTACGGAGCTAGACAGGCTTCCTGATTGGTATCAGTACCTGTTGTTTATGGCTGTAAGTGCATCCTTTGGTATTCGTGGTGCTGACAAGCTGTTGGCTCTGAAGGGGAAAAAGTAGATGGCTGAGTTAGACATCTTTGCAGACACCACTACAGAAGAAAGATTCTTTGATAATCCGTTAGCAATGGCTACTGAAGCATCAGAAGAAGAATCTGGTCCTGTTGATTACGGTATGTATGGATCTGAATTAAATTGGGAAGACACTGTTGGAGCAGCAACAGCTCATTTAGGCGTAACTGAAGATCAATGGAAAAATTTTATTGAAGGCGTTAACTCAGTTAAAACTGAAATGGCAAAGTGGTCTGAAGGCGGCGGGAATGCTGCTCGTGTAATGCAAGAGCGTTCAACTCCTGAAGCGCTTTTAAGCAGGCGTATTGCTGTTCTGTTAAATCAGAATCCCGGCATGACTGCAGATGAAGCAAGAGCACAAGTAACTTCCAGCGAAGAGTATCAAAAGTTTGTAAAAGATTACGAATACTATACCGAAATGAATGACGTACTAAATCAACTGTACGCTAGTGTTGGTTTAGATAATAGTGGTTCAATTACTGGTGGAACAGGAACCAGTCACGGAAACGGCTACACGGTTAGTTTTGATTTTATTACTGGCGATACTACTCATAACAAAGGCAATGCTATTCACGACTTTGGTAAAGGTTTAGTGATGGGTATTGGTGCTGCTATGTTTGGTGCAGGATTAACTGGATTCTTATCAGCACCTGCAGGAGCAGGAGTAGCCGCCGGTGGCGGTCTTGGGTTAGCACCTTCTACTGCTAGTGCTATTTCTAAATTTATTACAGCTGCTATGAGTGGAGAAGGCTTGAGCATTGAAGGGGCTTTAAGTTTAGCCTTTGGTCCCGGAGGCGAATTTGCAGATGTGGCTGTAGATGTGCAAGAGGAAATTATTGGTGCTGTTACTGACTATGTAACTAATCCAGACAACTACAGCGATGATAATCAGATTGTTTGGGAAACTCATGGAGGTACTGATGGTACTGATGGCGTTATTGTAAACATCCCAAACTATGAAGAGTACTACGAAGAAGAAGATGGAGGCGGCGGTGCTGCTGAAGATCCTAGTGCTGACGCAGACAACGATGGCGTCCCAGCTTCACAAGATCCTGACGATAATAACCCAGATGTTCCCGTTCAAGGCGGGACTGAAATTGTCAATGAAACTGATGAAGAAGTAACTACTGGTGGTGAAGAAGTTGAAAGCGACGGAACGCCAGTAGGTTTAGAGTACAGATGGAAGTACATAGGTGACGGGTGTTTTGTCCAAATAGACGAGAACGGACAAGAGATTCCAGACACTAAAGTTTGTGACCCTGATTACACAGAAGAAGATTACGAGCTTTACGAAGTAGGCGGGATATTTGGCAGGGGAACTGATGCTCCGTTTGGAACTCCTGAAGGAGACGATGAGGATGATACAACTCCTGTCGATGAGCCTCCTGCTGCTGGAACACAAACTGAAGACTGCCTTTCTAACGGCGACAAGATTATTTACACCGCAGATGGCGAAGGCAACTGGGAAACAGAGGTTATTGCTGGTGGATGCCTTGAGAAAGAGGAAGGCGAAGATGACGGTGGGATTACTTTAGGCGGTTCTCCTGTTTGGGATGGTGGTGCTGATGATGGAGGTGACGCAGAAGCTGGTGATGCCGACTCAGGTGACGCAGATACAGATGCTGATGGCGATGGTACAGAAGGCGCTGGAGACACTGGTGCAGGAGATGATGGCGCTGGCGACGACGGAACCGGAGAAGGTGATGGCGGTGATGGAGAAGGCGACGGAGACGGTAACGGCCAAAAAGAAGTCAGCCTTGGCGGCGGCATGATGGGCAAACCTGCGTCATTCCAAGGCATGATGGCAGGATTAAGTTACGAGCCACAGCCAATACCCGGAATTAGACCTACGCCACAAATAGATTACACAGCGGATTTAGAAGAGTTAATTGCTAGACAGCTAAAGAATAGAGGAATGTTTACATGAGCGACATCATAGCAAAGCTATACGGTGGAGGTCCTGTCGATCCTGACAAGGCATTTCCTCAGGCCAGAGATCCTGACTGGGACGCAGGCTCTTTAGGGGATACTGTAGGCGGTATTGGAAACACTGCAGCTATGGGTGAAGACATTAACTGGAGTACGCCTGATCGTTCTAGCACTAACGTGGGTCAAACTGTAAGCACACCAGCAGGTAAATATAAAGTAGTTGAAACTGCTGATGGTTTTGCTTTAGAGCCTATGGAAGGCGCACTGCGTGGTGTTAGTCCTACACTTAACAACTTTACCGCAGGCGAACACCATCTGGGTATTAACCCTCAAACAGGAGAAGTGTGGTATCAAAAGGCACAAGGTATTCCTAGTCAGTTTAGTCAGACTGAAGCTGCCCAACAAGTTCAACAACAGCAAAGCCAACAACCTCCTGCTCAAGAACCTACAGGTCCAAAAAATTTAACATCAACAGCAAGCGCCCAACGAAGTTCTGTTAGTGGTATGCCTTCAAGTGCTTTTACTGCGTCACCTTTGCAAGGCTTAAATATTTCTAGTGCCGCTGCTCCAGCGTTAATACAACAACGACAGCCCTCTAATGCTGATTACGTTCAGATGCTCAATCAAATGATGATAAACAGTTTGTTTAAGGACATGATATGACATATTTAAATCTTGTAAACAATGTTCTTAGGCGTATGCGAGAGGACGAAGTAACTACGGTGAATCAAAGTACCTATAGCAAAATGGTAGGTGACTTTGTTAATGATGCCAAGAAACTTGTAGAAGATGCTTGGGATTGGTCAGCACTCAGAACTACCATGACGGTTACAACTAGTGCTGATGTTTTTAACTATGTTTTAGTTGGAAGTCAAAATAAAATTAAAGTGCTTCATGCTTACAACGATACAGATAATTGGGAGCTTCAGTATCAAACACCAATTTGGTTCGATGATAAGTACATGAAACAAGATCCTCAATCTGGATCTCCCCAATACTATGTTTTTAACGGCATTAATACTAATGGGGATACACAAATTGATATTTATCCTAAGCCAGACGCAGCTTACATTTTAAGGTTTAACAGTATTTTACGCAACGATGATTTGTCTCTTGACACTGATGACTTGTTAATCCCAAGCCAGCCAGTAATTCACTTGGCTATTGCTTTGCTGGCTCGTGAGCGTGGTGAGACTGGCGGCACATCAGCGCCTGAGTACTTCGGCATTGCTGATAAGTACTTGTCTGATGCAATCGCTCTGGACGCACAGAAGCACCCAGAAGAAACTATTTGGTACACTCCTTAAGGAGACTAGTGCATGGCACAGCCGTTACAAAGCATTAATCTAGTTGCTCCTGCATTTAAAGGAGTAAACACAGAAGACTCTCCTATCGCACAAGATCAGTCTTACGCTGATGTTGCGGATAATGCTGTCATTGACAAGCGTGGTCGTATTGCTGCAAGAAAAGGTGTTGATCTTATTACTGATGACTCCTCTTCTATTACCGCTTTGGGCGGCGACTACATTAAAAAAATTCATCACTTTTACAATGACGCTGGTGATGAAGAGGTATTTAGTGCAAGCAACAACACGTTGTTTACAGGAACTACAGCCCTAACTGCGGCTACTATTACTGTAAATACAGGCGCAGGAGAGTCTGCATACAGCATTACAGACGACAACTGGAAGATCGTAAACTTCAATAACAAGGCTTACTTTTTTCAGCGCAATCATCAACCGTTGGTGTATAGCGTTAGTGGCGGTACAGGAACTTTAGAAACTTTCTGGAACGCAACTGGCTCTTCTCCTGCTACTGGTTTGTATTGTCACGAAGCACTAGCAGCTTATGGCAGGCTGTGGATTGCAGACAGTAGCGATTCTTCTCAAGTTATTTACTGGTCAGACCTGTTGATTGGTGAAGACTTTACTGGTGGCTCCAGTGGTTCTATAGATATATCTAAGGCTTGGCCTGATGGGTACGACGAGATCAGAGCCTTGGCTGCTCACAACAACCACTTAATTATATTTGGTAAGCACAGCATCCTTGTTTACGGAGGAGCTTCTAGTCCAGCTAGTATGGCTCTTGTAGATACCGTAGCAGGCGTTGGGTGTATCTGTAGAAACTCTGTGCAGTACACAGGCACGGACGTACTGTTTGTATCTGAGACAGGTCTGAGAAGTTTTGGCAGGACAATACAAGAGAAATCTATGCCTCTGTCAGACTTGAGTGTTAATGTTAAAACAGAATTTATTGCAGAGATTGAAGCGCGTTCTACTCCTACGGCATCTGTGTACAGCCCTGAGAACTCTTTCTACTTAATTACTTTTCCTAACTCTACTACAACGTATTGTTTTGATTTGAAGGGACGATTAGAAAACGGTGGGCTAAGAGTAACGCGGTGGGAGTCTGCTCCGTTTAGAGCATACGAAAGAAAATCAGATGGTACGCTACTTGTTGGTACATCAAGCGGCATTGGCGAGTACGCTAATTTTTACGATCAGTACTGGGATTCTACGGCTAGTGCAATTGCTAATGCAACTTATCGTTTTAAGTACTACAGCCCCGGACTGACGTTTGGTGATCCGTCTAAACTCAAGATACTTAAGAAGCTAAGACCTACAATCGTAGGGGCTAATAACGCAACAGTATCTATGCGCTGGTCATACGACTTTGACACCTCTTTTAAGACACAGCAGTTTACTGTTGGCGATCAAACGCCTTTTTATTTTAATGAGTCTAACTCACAGTATGGGACTAGAACAGATGGTCTTCCACAAACTGAGTTTACTGGAGGAACTAACACCTCTAGGAAAGCTATTAATACTACTGGCGGTGGGTCAGTAATTACCATAGGTTTAGAGTCTGACATTGAAGGCGATCCTCTGTCTCTCCAAGAAATTAACGTATTAGCATTGATAGGTAAAACATTATGAAAAACTATGAACTTAGTTCTACAGCTGACGGGGGGACTTTCTAATGAATTTGGGATTATTAGGCGCAGGTTTAACTGGCTTGGCTGGAGGACTCCTTACTAAAGAGGCTCTTGATAGACTTCAGGGTGTAGGCGCTCAAGCTAAACAAGAAGCGTTTGACCTAGCTGCACAAATACAGCCAATGACACAGTTCCGTCCGTTTACTGTTACATCAGCAACAGGTGGTCAGTTTGGTGTTACAGGGGGCGAAGACGGTACAGCAGTCACTATGGCTTTGTCTCCAGAAGAGCAAGCTCTCCAACAGAATTTGTTCGGTGGTGCTGGTCAGTTCTTTGGTCAGGCTATGCAGGACACTGCTGGTCGAGAGCAAGACATTTATCAGCGCATTAGAGCCACACAAAGCCCTGAAGAACAACGCCAGCGTCTAGCACTTGAAGAGCGGTTAGCTCAACAGGGACGCCTTGGTGTACGTACTGGTATGTTTGGTGGTACTCCTGAAGCGTTTGCTATGGAGAAAGCACAAGCAGAAGCACAGAACCAAGCAATGCTGATGGCTATGTCACAGGCACAGCAAGAGCAAGCACAGCAGGCAGCGTTGGGTCAACAGTTCTTGGGTGGTGCTTATGTGCCGCAAGCTCAGATGCTTAATGTACAGCAGGCTTCACAGCTTTATCCGCAGCTTCAGCAGCAAGCACAGCTGTTCGGTGCTGGTCAGTTTGGTGAGACTATGATGACAGGCATCGAAGCTCAGTTGCTGGCAGAGCAGGCACAAGCAAACCTTTACGGTCAGATAGGCTCTGGTTTGTTAAGCGGCTTGTTTACGCCAGTTGCACAACAAGGTGGTGGTGCTACCAACGTTCTTACCAGTATTTTGCAGGGCTTTTCAGATGTTCGACTAAAAGAAAATATCGAAAAGGTAGGAACAGTAGAAGGAATTAATCTGTACGTTTGGGATTGGAACGAAGAAGGCAAGAAGATTGCAGGTAATCAAAGAGCCTTTGGTGTTCTAGCTCAAGAAGTAGCTAAAGATAGACCGTCTGCTGTTATTGAGGGATCTGATGGTTACTTAAGAGTAAACTATGGCGAGCTACCGGAAGTAGCTGACTTAGTGTTGTTTGGCGAGGAATAAATCATGGCTAAATTTTCACAGGCATTACTACAAGGGCTACTGAATCCTACGTATCAGCAGGGGCTGTTTGAGGCTGCTCGTGGTCTTGGGCAAACGCCAGCCTTGTTCGCTCAAGAAAAAGCACGGAAAGCAGAGCAAGAACAGCTTCAACAAATATTGACAGGTGATCCCTCTCAAATTGGTCAACGTGTTCAGCAACTGCGTCAGATGGCTGTGCAAGCTACATCTTCAGAGCAACGCCAACGGTATACCACTGCTGCTGATGCTTTGGAAAAGAGCGCAAGAACAAAAGGTATTCAAGATATTTCTGTTTTAATGGGCGAAATAGACAGAGCAGTAGATCCTCAAAGAATTGACACACTGCAACAACAAATCAGTGACCTAGCTGTTTCTTCTATGCAGTCTGATCCTACTAAGTTTGTAGGTCTTGGCTCTGAGCGTAAAGAAAAAGTTATTGAAATGATGGAAGATCAATCAGCAAAACGTGTTGATAACTTAGCTGGTGCTATTGCTAGGTCATCTGTTGATATTCCAGCCTACATTGATCGTTTACCTTCTGTAGAGGATGACCCCCAGCGTGGAGTTACTGAGGCAGAAAGAGCGTCTTTGTTAGAAGTATCTACAGACCTAAGACAAATTCGTGACGATCATTCTGAATTAAGAGATAGAGGTACTCTTACACCTAAGTACAAAGAAATCCTTGCTGACAACAAAGAGCTTAGAGAAAACCCTGCTGTTGCAGAAGCTTTAGAGGTTTTAGCAAAAGCAAAAGATCCTAATCAAACGGTCAGTCCCGGTGCTGCTGCTAAGGCTGCTGATACTATCCGTGATGCTGTTACTACAGAGTATGGCAGACAGTTGGAGATAGACAGAAGTACTAATCGTCTTGAAGCCAAAGCAGACAGGATGCTTGAGAATCTTCTCACTGAAGATGGTATTTCTGAGTGGGTCTATGGTGAGGATCTAGTCGAACTTGTTGACAGGGTTAAAGATGACGAGGATCTTAATGAAGACTTCCGTTCTTTTATTGCACAGGAAATCGAAAAGAATCCAAATGTAGATAAGAACGTAGCTATCAAAACTGCTCTTGATTTGTTGGGTGAGAAGTATGATCTTCGTCTTGAGGAAGGTCGCCAACAAAACGTAGAAGAACAACAGCAAGAAGCGGCAGACAGAGAAGCTGCTATTACTTACTTAATGGAAAATGAAGATTTGTCTAGGAAAGATGCTATTAGAAGATTAAACACTATTCAAGCAGAGCGTGTTATCTCGCAAGTAGCACCTATGATACCTTAGTTTTAATCTATTCCATAAGAGATTTAATTAAATGGCTCAAACGTCTCACGTTATAAAGTCTGGAGAAACTCCCAAGCAGGTTGCTGACAAGTTTGATGTATCTGTGCGGGAGTTGCTTTCGTATAACAGTGCTGTTTTAGGTGATCGCTGGGATGCAGGTAAAACTGTGCGTGATCCTAAACACATAGAAAACAAAGTTGAAGAAGCTATAGAGCTTGGCGCAACGGCAGAGCAGATTGCTGATGCCTTGAATATGTCGGTTAATGATGTAGTTGTTGAGTACAATGTACTGCGTGAGGATGAACTACAAGATATTCCAAAGCCTACTAAAAAACTTAAAACAACTTTAAAAGAAATAGAAGTACCTAAGCGAGCAGGCAAGATAGACGAGGTAGAAGTACCTGACACGGAAAAAAAGGAAGTTGTATTAAAAAAGAAAGAGCCAGAAGAAGATCCTGTTGAAAAGTACCTTACTAATATTATTGTGCCTCAACGTGTTGGTAGATTCCCTGAAGTAGAAGTACCTAGACGATCAGGTAGATTCCCTGAAGTAGAAGTGCCTAAGCGAGCAGGGAAAATAGACGAGGTAGAAGTACCTAGACGATCAGGTAGATTCCCTGAAGTAGCTGTTGATGCACAGCGTGTACCTGAACAAGCTTTGGCTCCTGTAACTGTTCCTGATAGACAGCCTGTTCCTGTTCCTCCTAGATCAGAGCCTGCTCTTGAATCACAGTTAGCGGCTGCTCAGATGCAAGCTATGCAACCACAAGTACCTGCTGAAGTATCTGTTCCTGAACGACAGCTTAAAACTATTCCTGATGTTACTCCTACAGTAGATCCTGTTGAGCAGTATTTGTCAGGTGTAGTTAACAGGGGTCAGGTAGCTAAAGTAGAGCTAGGTAGGCTTGAAGTACCTGAAGACCCTGTTGAGCGTTACTTGGCTGGCAGAGAAGAAAGACAGGCTAGAGATATACGAGGCACTAAGCGAGCTATTGCTCAAGGTCTTACTCTTGGCTTTGGTGAAGAGATAGAAGCTCTTGCTACTGGCCGTGACGTAGAAGAAATACGCGCTGAAATGGAAGAGTTTTCTAAGCTCAGTCCAAGAACAGCTTTGTATGGTGAAGTTGCAGGAGCGTTGCCTACCAGTGCAGGTATTGTAAGTTCTTTACGTGCATTAGGTGTTACTTCTGCTGCTGTTGCAGGTGGTGCAGAAGCTGGTGCTTACGGTATTGGTGTAGGCGAGGACGTAGAAGACAGACTAGAAAAGGGTCTGTACTACGCTGCTGGTGGTGCTATTGTCGGTCGCATCTTCGACAGTATTTATGATCCTAATCTTGGACGCCAAGTAGATTCTGTTGATGAACTTAATGCTCAGAAGGCTGACCTGCAAGAACAACTAATCCAGCAGGCAAAAGTAGAACGTCCTGATGCCACCATTACTGATGATGAGTTAGCTACCCAACTTCTTATGCGGGAGGTAGAGTACTTAGGTGACGTTATAGGAAGACAAGGCGCTTTGCCTAGTGAACTAGGTAGTATGCTTACTCGTATGCGTGACGCTGCTATTGAGATGGGCGTCAATATGAAGCAGCTAAACAAGGTTTATCGTTCTAATAAGCAGATCACAGAACTACGAGAGGCTATCAACGAGCCGTTTGAGAACCTAGAAGAGTTAGCCTTGTTGCGTCAGGACTTGCTTGACATGACTACAGGTAGGCTGGCGGCAGACAAGAACATAACCATCCCTGAAGCTCAGAGTACTATTGTTAAGCTAAGACGTTTGGCTTCTCCGCTGGCTACGCTTGCTGAAGAGACAGTAGGTAAGTCTTTTTCTCAACGTATTATTCGTGGCATGAACCGTGTTGTTCGTGGGCAGACTGCGCTGGATAAGATGTGGAAGGGTATGGAGCCGTTCCGCGAACTAGCTCAGGCTAATGTTAAGTTTAACGATGCGTTGCTAGACGTAATGAATAACCGTTTGACTCAAGAGTTTAGAGAGAAGCAACTACAGGTAGCTATCAACATTGCCAAGAATAAGATAGGCAAGGATGCTGAAGGTAGGCTCAATCAATTCTTTGATGACAGCCTAGAGTTTTCTAGCAGGTATCGTAGAGAGGTTACGGCAGGTGATCTGTCTCGTTTGTGGATGCACTCTAACGTAACGTCAACTGCTAAGGATTCAAGTCTTAGATCTTTTAGGCAGAAAGGACAAGCACAGGCAGAGGATGCTGCTTCTAAAAATATTCAACGTCCTTCAATGGCAGAGTGGCGTAAGAAAAATGCAAAAGCGTCTGCTGACAAACAGAAAGAGTACGAGAACATCTTTGATTCTCATTGGAGATGGCAGCGTCAAACCCTTACAAGGATGGAGCTAGGTAAACAGCTAGGTTTCCGTACTGCAGGTAAACCTCTTGTTGCTCAAGGTAAAAAGACTCTTGAAGAAACAGCGGCAAAGGAAGCAGGCACGTTTAAGCTGTTTGATGACAGGATCATTGAAGAGGCTCTGAAGCGAGAGGGACTGTCTGATACTCAGATTGCTAACGCCAAGCAGATCATTGATGACCTTGGTATCAACGCCAACAAGGGTATGTCCCACGAGCTAGAAATGATTCGTAGTCTTGGCTACGTAGGTACTATTGCTAACCCCTACGGCGCTTTGATGAACGTACATGACCTGTTCAACGCATCGTTTGAGTTGGGTCTGGGTAATGTACTTGGTGCTTTGTTTGGACGTAATGGTATTAACTTTAGCCCGTCTGACATGGGCCTAGCAAGGCAGGTCTTTGGTGAGTTTGTCCGTAAGGCTCGTAAAGGAACAGATCAAAAACTACTAGGTGAGAAGATTAGCGGTAATAAGTTCTTAGAAAACCTATCGGAAGCTAGTGAGTCACTACTTGAGTGGTCTATGAACTGGTCAGGTTTCTCCAAGCTGGATCAGTTCGGTAAGAGCAGGATCATGGGCGCTTCGTTCCGTAAGGCAAGGCAAGACATTAACAACGGATCGTTTGATACTAAGTGGCAGTACAGTTTCAGCAAGCCAGAGCTTGACCAACTGAAGCGAGACATAGCTGCTGGTAACACTAACAGTGAGTTGGTACGTGATCTTGTTATGTTTGATTTGTTTAGGCTACAGCCTATCAACGCCGCTGCACAGACTGCGTTTGGTCTTGCTAATCCTAATGCTCGTTTGTTCTATATGCTCAAAGGTTTTGCAATCAAGCAATTTGATTTGATGGAGCGCAGGATCATTAAAGAGTGGCAGGCAGGTAACAAGAAAGAAGCCCTGCAAAATGCAGCAAGGTACATGGTTCTGTCTGGTGGAGGTTATGGTCTTGTTAATGAAGCGCGACAAGTAGTTAAAGGAGAAGCACCAGATCCAGAGCAGGCTGCTATGGGCGCATTGTATCAGGTAGGTTCTGTTCTTACGTTTGGTGCAATGGGCGCTAACGACTACGGCTATGACAAGTTTATGAGCGATCCTGCAACAGCGTTTATGAACAACATATTACCACCAGTAGGCGCTACTCTTCCTGCTAACGTATTAGAAGATATTGCTGATGTAGCAAGAGCGGTAGGAGCAGGTGAAGTACCTAACCCACTACCGGACGATACAATTAAGGCTCTTCCGATAGTGGGCAAGTCACTGGGTGTTATCCTAGAGGATTAAAGCTCACAGTTGTCACCTGTACAGGCCAGTTGTTGTGACCCCTCAGTCATATCGCTGGCCTCTTCTATATCCCACGATATCTCTTTCGGAAAGTCCTTAGCTAACTGGTTGTATGTTTTCTTATCAACAGGTTCATATGGTGCTTGTTGGTACGTATGGTCTGAGTAAGGTAGGAAGCTGATACCTGACACCTTATCAAACTTGTTGTACAACCACTGCCCCACCTCAAGAAACTCATCATCACGGTAGTAGCAAGTCATAGATGGCTTATGCTCACACCAGTAGTCCTGATATATCTCCCACAGATCTAACTGCTCCATAGCACCCATGTCTGAGGCTGTCACAGCGCCTTCAGGAGATGCAACAGGAAAGGAGAATACCTTGGTAGTAGGAGACATTAGATCGTCCTCCACAGGGACACCAGCGTCCTCTAGGACCCCGCAAAGCGGGTCACGGCTATCCGCACGAACTCGTCTAATATACTGATTGCTATACCTAGGATGGATGCCGCTAGCACTATCGACCAGCTGACTAACAGTACCACTAGGCTTAACCGCAGTGATCGCTGCAGAAGGGTTAATGCCCAGCTTCTTAGCCCATTGCTCATTGGTAACGATAGCTTCATTACGCATCTCCGTAAGCCACTTCTTGAGTTTGTTCTTGTCCTCACGCCCAGACAACAACGGATGATCCATGATGCCTGTTAGTGATACACCTAGCAGTGCCTCATCCTCTGTGTTTACTCGCCAGATGTTTCGGAGGTATCGAAAGTCTGTGAGGGTAGCCTGTAAAGTTCCAAGGATAGACGCAAGGCGTACTTTTCGTTTGAGACTAGCGAGCGTATCGGATGGCCTGACAACAACTTCAGATAGGTTGCAGAACTGGTAGGGTCTGAGGATGATTTCACTACATGGATTAGTTCCAAAATCATAGGTAGCATCTCTTCGCTCATTGAGTGCAGCTTGCTTTTGACTTGCCACTCTACTAAAGACACCTCGTTCGCCAGATCGTGATTCATATAGACTTGTCCATTCGTTCAAGAAAGCCTCAAAGTCAGGCTTCTCTGTGTAACACGCTGAGTTATTAGACAGCCCACGTTGAGGATTGTCTACCCACCATTGTCCTGACTTACATCGTCGGATGCGGTCATCTGTGAGGTTGCTGAGACTGATGAGGGCGCTACGTCTGACTCCTCCAACGACGACGATTTGAGCAATCTTGCAGCAAAGATCGTGGCACTCAATGGATGTAAGCTTTCGTCCAGAAGCTCCTTGAAAGAGTTCAACTGTGAATCGGAATAGATCGACGAGAGGTTCAGCACCACTTGCACGACCTCCGAAAGTCTTGAGCGTGGAACCTGCAGGTCTAACTCTGCTAACGTCCCATTGGGGAATCTGACCTGAGTACAGCAGTGATACCAATTCCCTAAACGATTTCGCCCATCCGATCTTCGAATCTGCAACATTAATAACTGTGTCGGTTGCATGGAATGTCTCCGCTACTTCTGGTAGTTTGGTTATGTACTGCCGCTCTACACTGAAGCCTACACCTGTACCACACATGAGGACGTACATCATCTCATCAAATGCTTTGGGGTGGTCAATAGGTAGGTAGCTACAGTTAAACCCTGCTACGTTGTCACGATCCAGTGCTTCACCTGCTGTCATCAACGCTCGCATAGAGGGCATGACTTCCAGATCGTGAATAGCTTTGAACAACTCTGATACGTCAAAGTCGTTGAGGTGTCCCTTGTCTACCCAGAAGTTAAGGTATCGGTTGACCGTTTCTTCCCACGTTTCTCTACGGTTTTCTTCTGGTAGGTATCGTGCGTAGCGGCTCTTGTGTATGTACTGTTGATATGCGTCCAAGTATGGTACTCCTTTCTTTATGTGTGTACTGTGTCCACTTAGCAATCTCTTCCTGTGTTCGGTGGCATCCTGCACATTTACCGTTGACTAGCTTACAAAGCTTTATGCAAGGGCTTTCCATTCACTAAGTTATTCCCAGCGTTTCGTTTACTATTGCGGCTTGTGCTAATCCAAGAAGCAAGTATACACCATCTGGGTATTGTTCGGTGGCTGTGACTTCAAACAATTCTCCGTCTTCATACATCACAACAACACACTTAACTGGTTTGTCTTCGTCTTCGTACTCCTTGCTACGCATAGCTAGGGCTGCGAGAAACTCAGATGTTTTAATACTTGTTTCTTCTTTCTTTCCAAACCTACCTTCTACTATCTTCATAAGGCAACTTCTTTAATCAACCAATCCAGATAGACCCTAGCCTTACGCAGATCCTCTACCCCGTTCTTGTACTCGTACCTCCAAAGGTATTTCAGGCAGTTACCCTTGAGGTAGCCCTTGTACTCCTGCGGGTGCATAGACGCCTTGATTGCTTCAATAGCTTCGATGGCCCCTTTGTTGTAGTGATCGGGTTGAGTCACAGGGTTGTGGCTGTCTTGAGGATGGTACAGCTTACCTACCGCTGTGTCCCATTGCTTTGGTGTTGCATCGTTAATAGACATCTTCTTCCTCTAGGTCAAACTTCCAACTGTTAGTGTCCACCTTGTCAGCGAACCGTTCAACCAACTCTTCAGACGTAATCTCTAACGCCTCCATGATTGTGATCTCATCGTAGCGTTTAGCTATCCGTTCAAGTATCTCGTCAAGAGTTAGCACCGTACTTCCCCCGTAGATAAGACATAGACACAGGCATCTCATCAAACGTGCCGTTGTCTACCTCGTTGAATACCCACAACCCAGACCATGATCCATTAGTCTGAGGGTTCAGGTACTCCTCGTCGTGCTGATAATAGATACCAGCAAACAAGGCTGTCATTCTTTTTCCTGCGGCGTTTCTGTCAAAGGCAATGTCTCTGTCTTGTACGTGTCCCATGACGCAAGACATATGTTTCTTTTGGAGCAGTAGCTTTGCATTAGTAACTGGCCTGCCCATGACACCGCTAGTGAAAAAGTGACAATAAGCAATACCGTCCACAATAACTGGCTGAAGATACGGATATACTTCCCAACCTTTGAGATTAAGATCCTCATAACTCATTAGTCCCTCTAACTTGGCATCGTTCTCTACCGCACGTTCAATCCGTTGCTCGTGATTGCCAAGAGTAAAGATAAGGCGAGGCTTCCATACCTTCTTCTTCATCCTACGCATACGAGACTGCTCTGCCCTGATGCAGTCCATGAACACCTGCATAGCCTCGTTGCCAGCCTCTACGTCAGCAGAGTAACGCCTACCTTCAAACGACTTCTTACCCACATCGTATGATGACAACGATGGGAAGTCCCAGTGATCTCCCAGATGAATGATGGTGTTAGGTTTGATTGCTGCTGCGTAGCGTCCTGCCCACAGCATATGGTCAATAGGATGCTCTGGTTTGATCTGAGTGTCAGGTATTATTAAGTGTCTCATCTTCTCCATCCTGTAGGTATTGTGTCAAGAGTGTACCAACGGAATCCATGCTTCTCTGCCCACTCTTCCATTGTGTAACGTGTACCGTCCTTTCTTCTTCGTGATCCCGGCATTGGGGTCTTAGCTCGTTGGAAGAGAAATACCAACTCCTCCTTTGGGCTAAGTGTCTCCGCGATGATGACATACTTACGCGCCTCCTCAGATGTACGGAACCTGCCCTTTGCTTCTATGTACCATGTCTTACCACGGTGTGTATAAACAAAGTCAGGCTCGTAGTGTTTAGGAACAAGATAAAAGATGCGTTGTTCTGGATGGTACTCACAGCCCTGCATAATCTCATGGGCTGCTTTCTCAAACTTGGAATCATATTTCACTTGGCTTCTCGTACTTATCATCAGGTGAACGTAACAGGTACAGAAGTTGTAAGCTTTCTAGTAGCCTGTCCTCATCCAGTTCGTTGTCCCAATAGTGAGTAAGACAAGTACTGTAACACTCCCACTCTGTTGTACAAGGGTCAATGATCTTGTCAGCTTTCTTAGGGCCGATGCCATGTATTCCCGGTATGTTGTCTACACGATCACCCATCAACGCCTGCTTGTATAGCCACCGCATAGCGTCATCAGAGTTAAATGCATTTAAGTTTTTCTTGGTGTAGTCATACATACGACAAGGGATCTGCTTGAAGTCCTTGTCCAGTGAACAGATGATAACATCGTGGTCTAGCTCAGTTGCCTTGATTGCAATAGCATCGTCAGCTTCCATACCGTTGACAACCTGTGCATTCCACTCAGATACCATGTAGTCACGTAGCAGATTCTTGTGTACCGGCACTCGCTTGTTATCACGATTACCTTTGTAGGGTTGGGTAGTGGCAACCTCGTCCCTGAAGTTACCCTTACCCGTAAGGTATACAACGCTGGATGTGTAGTGTTCAGACAAATCCATGACCATCTCGGACAGGTAGTTGTCTAGGGTTTGTGTCGCAACGTCTTCAGTCTCTTCGTCACAGGCAAACCCTACACGATACACCAGCATATCACCATCGACCAGTATCACAGAGCATCCATCTCTTCGATCTCAGGTGCGTACTCAACAACGTCACTAACTACAAGACGCTTGAGTGTGGCACTACGACCTTTCTTCTTGAGGTATTCCCAATCGTAGTACCCGATGAGACATTTAGCCTTGGAACCATTACCCACAGTGACTCCTGATTCTGTGTCATCCATGTCATCTCGTGGTGTTCGTCCCTTGATAAGCAACTCTGATCCGTCAGGGTTGAAGGCTCTGTACTTGTTGTTAGATTTACAGGTGATGTAGTTTCCACGTTCATCTCCCTTGTTGTGAATGTTTAATCCCATATCTTCCAACGCAGTTACAGCAGCCTCAGAAAGATTAGCAAGGTCAACAGTGTACTTACCAGCCAACTCATTCTTGTGAGTTAGGTTAGGCCAGAACAGATCACAGTTAACCATTACATTAGGTGCTTGGTCAGACATATAGCATTTCTCCTGCTAGTTAAACTTACCATAATATTATACCACAAAAAATAGAATTGTGCTAGTGGGTATCTGCCCAACTATTACCAACTCTATACTCTCCGTCTAACGGACAGTTCAGTTGCAGGACTTCGCCTGCGAATACCATTGCGTTGACGCATGACTTGCCAATGAAGTCTGCATCCTCTGGGCGGCACTCTATCTGCCACTCATCATGAACCTGTGCTACCAGCTTGAAGTCAACACGAGCCAGTAAGTCATAAAGAATAATGATTGCTTGCTTCATTACCACAGCGCCAGCGCCCTGCAGTAGTGTGTTCAGTGCGGCGTGTTGTGAACGTACACGTATACGTCTGCCATCCAGACCAGTAAGGAACCCTGTCTCTGCATCAGACATAACCTCTGAGCGTAGCTTTGCCAGCGCGGGTGTGTTCTCTAGGAACGCTGCCTTGAGTCTCTTACCATGAGCAGCACTACCACCTACAACACTGCCTATCTTGGCGTCGCCTGCACCATACAGGAATGCATAGATGAATGTCTTAGCTTGATCCCTTGTCTCTAATCCTGCGGCTGTCTGGTTAGCTGTGTGTATATCACCTGATAGTATCTCGTTGGTGTAGGATTCATCATCCATGTAGTGTGCAAGCATACGTAGCTCAAGACCGCTGGCATCAGCACCAACCAGAACACGGCCTTCAGGTGTG